TCAGACCCAAGATGTGTCTTTGGAAGTCCAGGAGCATAAATAAAAATAAAAGGGTGACTAGTCAGTCACCCTTTTTTATTATATATTAATTTTAACCCTAACAATCACACCCCGTGATTGACTAAGCCAAGATAGGAGATTAAAATGGCTAATACAACTTTTAAAGGAACATTACGTTCTGAAGGTGGTTACTCATCTATTGCTACTGCAGCAACAACTGGAGTAGAAACAACTCAAATGTCAATAACTTCTGCTGGATTTGCTTCTTTAGATGCAAACACTTTAGCAACAGAAGCAGGAACTGGTATTACAACAGGTTCTGGAACTATTTATAGAAGTGCCGTTCAAAGAACAGGTGGCATAATAACAACAAGAATATTAATAGACTTAACAGGATTAAGATCTACAGCTGGAGGTGACATTATTGGTGTAAATGGAACATCACTAGTTTGTCATATTGGTCAAATAACTGCGGCACGAAATGGAACTATTTTAACAGGAAGTATGGAGTGTTTTGAAGCACCAACAGGTGGTGATCCAGATATTAACATACATTCTGCTACCGAAGGAACTGGTATAGAAGATGGTGCTATTAGTGGATTAAGTGAAACATTACTTGTTAATGCAGGTGACGCAACATTAGGAAGTAAAGTATATTTTACTGCTGTTCCTGCTGCGGATGAATTTTTATATCTAACTTGTGGTACAACTACAGATGGTGACTTTACAGCAGGTAAATTATTTATCGAATTAATGGGTTACGAAGCATAATTAATGGGGGTTTTATACCCCCACCCTTTTTAGGAGATTAATATGGGATATAGTTCAGACATACAAGTTCAGTTTATGAATGACGAAACTACGGCTGATCCAGATTACTTTGTAACTGCAGCAAGACCGAATACAGCAGCAACATTAGCACAAACTATTTATAGATCTGACGGTGGTGCAACAACTTTAACAGTTACTACTACAGGAACTGGTGATAATGCTAAAACAAACACAGTTGTTGGAACAGATATTTTTGGTAATGCCGTAACAGAAGTAATTACCTCAACAGGATCTGCTGAAGCAGTAGCAGGGTCAACATACTTTAAAACGATAACGTCTATAACAAGTTCTGCACAGTTTGCTGCAAATATAACAGTTGGCTTCGGTGATACTAAAGCACATGCTGTAAACAGTGGCGATAGAGTTAGGCTAAAAGGATATTCTATTGTTTCTGGTGGAACAGCAGGAATTATCGATTTTATTGATGGAACACCAGAATCAGGTTCGGTTTTATTTAAAGCACAAACTATTGGTACAGACCACACAACTATAGATAATACAATACCAGAGCAAGGAATTTTATTTAAAGATGGGTTGTCTATTAAGTACACAAAAGGCACAATAGCTATGATGAGTTTTTTCTTCGCATAGAGGTTTAAATGGCTGAAAAGAAGAAAAGAAAAGAAAAACCTATAAAGACTTCAGTTAAGTCTGGTAATTTTCGTTCTACTAAGTCTGGGGCAGGAATGACGACTAAAGGGGTCAAAGCCTATAGACGAGCCAATCCTGGAAGTAAATTAAAGACGGCTGTTACTGGAAAAGTAAAAAAAGGCAGTAAAGCATCGAAGAGAAGAAAGTCTTTTTGTGCAAGAAGTGCTGGTCAAATGAAGAAGTTTCCTAAAGCAGCAAAGAACCCTAATAGTCGTTTACGACAAGCTAGAAGAAGGTGGAAGTGTTAATGAAAGCAGCAGACGTTTTAAAACTATTAGAAAAACATGAAGCTCAATGTGATAAAAGATACGCAGAGATTCAAGATAAACTTAAATCTTTAGATGGTAGAGTTTGGGGTTTATATGGCGTTATTATTGGCGTGGCAGTATTGGAGAAAATATTCTAATGGTTATGGCAAGATCTTCCATGCGACAGCAGATAACTAAACCACCTCAGAAAAGGAAAAAGAAAATGCCATTAAATAAATATTCTTCGAAACAAAAGAAACTAGCCAGAATAGCACCACCTAGAGATAAGATTACAGGTGCAGATTTTAAAAAACTTAAAAAGAAGAAAAAGGTAAAGAAAGGAAAAGCATAGTGCCTAAAGACGCTTGTTATAGAAAAGTAAAAGCACGGTATAAAGTATTTCCTTCTGCTTATGCTAGTGGTTCGATAGCTAAGTGTAGAAAAGTTGGTGCTGCAAATTATGGTAATAAATCTAAGGTAAAGAAAAAAGTTCTTGGTGGTTATATGGGAGCAAAAAGACCATCTAGCAATCCAAAGATAGCAAGAGGTTGTGGGGCTATTATGAATAAGAAAAGAAAAGAAACGAAACGTGCATAATGGCTGTAAGAAAAACAAAAGCAGGGTTAGCACTAAAAAGATGGTTTAAAGAGGACTGGAAAGATGTTCGTTCAGGAAAAAAATGTGGTAGGAAAAAAGGTGAAAAAAGAGGAACACCGTATTGTAGACCAAGTAAAAGAATTAGTTCTAAGACCCCTAAAACAACAAAAGAATTAACATCTGCAGAAAAACGTAGTAGGGTTAGACAGAAAGTTGCTTTAGGACAACCAAGTAAGGGTAAGCCAAGAAACGTAAAATCATTAAAAAGGAAAAGGAGAACTTAAAATGCCAGGAATGTCAGGAAAAGTAAAAAGTAAATTAGACAAGGCAATGGCTTTAGCTAAATCAAGGGAAACTGGAAAGCTGACAGATAAAGATGTCGCTACAGCAATGCAAATAATTGAAGAATTAAATCCAGGAAAGTCTATGGATGTTACTGAAATGGCTATGGGTGGTTATATGGATGGTGAGATCGAAAAGAAAATGATGGGTGGCTACATGGGTGGTGGCTCTGTTGGAAAAATGGCTATGGGTGGCTATATGGATAAAAAGGGTACGAAGTAATGGCAACTTCTGGTTCATCTGATTTTGAACTTGCTGTAGATGATTATATCGAAGAGGCTTTTGAGCGATGTGGTTTAGAAGTTAGAACAGGATATGATTTAAGAACAGCAAAAAGATCTTTGAACCTTATGTTTGCAGATTGGGCGAATCGTGGCTTAAATCGGTGGACTATTACTCAAACAACTACAACTATTACAGATGGCACTACAGAGTATACTTTAGCAGCAGATACAATAGACGTATTATCTGCTGTAATAAGAGAAAACGCAGGAACTGCCTCTCAAACAGATACAGCGATTACGAGAATAGGTAGAGATACTTATTTAAATATTTCTAGCAAGTTAACTGAGTCAAGACCAACTCAGTTTTATATTGATAGACAAGTCGTACCGAAAATTAGATTATATCCAACACCAAATACAACATATAGTTTAGTCTACGATAGACTAACAAGAATAGAAGATGCTGATGCTGTTACCAATACAGTAGATATACCTTTTAGATTTTATCCTTGTCTTGCTGCAGGATTAGCGTATTATTTATCTATAAAGAAAGCTCCTGATAGGGTGCAAATATTAAAAACTATATATGATGAAGAGTTTGATAGAGCTGCGACTGAGGATAGAGATAGAACAAGTTTAAAACTATTACCATACGAAAGATATATTTAAATGGCTTTTGCAAGAGGAAAACATGCCTTCTTTTTATCGGATAGGAGTGGTATGCGTTTCCCATACAGAGAAAGAATAAAAGAGTGGAATGGTTCTGTTGTGCATATTTCCGAATACGAAGAAAAGCATGAACAACTTGATCCACATAGAACAGTTATAGATCCACAGTCTTTACGAGAAAGTAGACCTGATGTAAAAACAGAAAGCAGTGTTGAAATTTTATTAGGATTGGATCCTTTTTTATCTAGTAGTTCAGGCAGTGCTGTAATTACAGTAGTAGAAAAGAACCATGGAAGGGCTAGTAGCGATACTGTTCGATTTAGAAATATAGTTGGTTTTGATGGGTTTACAACAACTGTTTTAGAAAAAGCAGAGGGGTATAATATAACGAAAGTTGACGATAATACCTATACTTTTACTGCAAGTAGTGGTACATCATTAATAGGAAGTGTAAATGGTGGTGGGCGTAATGCTACTGCTGGTCCAGTTACGTTGGGGGCATAAATGAGTTTTACATTAGCTACATTAAAGACAGCTATACAAGATTACACAGATAATAATGAAACTGTTTTCGTTTCTCAAATAAATAACTTTATAAAAGCAGCAGAAGAAAAAATATTAAAAAGTGTTGACCTCGATTATTTTAGAAAAAATGTTACAAGTGCTTTAACAGCTTCAGATGCCTTTCTTACAGTGCCATCAGATTATTTAGCATCATTTTCTTTACAAATAACAACTTCTGGATCAGAAAGTTTTTTATTACAAAAAGATGTTAATTATATAAGAGAGTATGTAGTTTCAGCCTCAACTACAGGTGTACCAAAATATTTTGCAAGGTTTGATGAAAATAATTTTATTTTAGGTCCAACTCCGAATAGTAATTATACAATAGAACTTCACTATTTTTATAGACCTACTAGTTTAACTGCAGGAGCAGACAGTGGTACAACTTGGGTTAGTACAAATGCGTCTTTTGCTTTATTATATGGAGCACTTGTGGAGGCTTATACTTTTATGAAAGGTGAGCCTGATATAATACAAAACTATAATGGGTTATATGCACAATATTTAGATAGACTAAAAGATCTTGGAGAAGCAAGAGAAAACACAGATGGTTATAGAGTTGGTCTGCCATCGAGACCAAGAACATAGGAGTAGAAAATGGCAACAGCAAACGCAGCAACTTCCTTTCTAGAAAATAGACTATTAAGTTTAATTTTTAAAAACAATGCAGCATCGTTTAGCACCCCTGGAAACAGTATTTATGTTGGACTAGCCACAGCAGTATCTGATTTCAGTAGTTCAACAGGTGAGTCTTCTGCCTCAACTGCGATAACGGAAGCAACGTATTCTGGTTACGCAAGAAAACAAGTTAATCATGCTGATTGGACATTAACAGCAGATACAGCAGATACTCAGACAGTTAAAAACACTAATAATATAGAATATGATCCATCTACAGACGGTACTCCTGATGTAATAACACATGTTTTTATATCAACAGTCGCTTCAGGAACATCTTTAGATTTAATAGGGTCAGGTGGTAACGTATTGTTTGTAGGAGCATTAGATACTTCAAAAACAATAGCAGAGGGCGATATATTTAGAATTAATGCAAACAACTTAACAGTAGAGTTAAAATAATGGCGTTTGTAATAAATGACAGAGTAAAAGAAACTTCTACATCTACTGGCACTGGTACATTTAATTTAGCTGGTGCAGTTACAGGTTTTGAAACATTTGTTGCAGGAATAGGTAATTCTAATACGACTTATTATGCTATTACCCTTCCTGGAGTAGCAGAGTTTGAAGTTGGTATAGGCACTGTAACA